CACAATGAGATTTAAGGGCATAGCGCGCCCCACCCGTTCAGTAGTTCAATAGTTCACTATCATTCAAGTGGCGTAAGGGCCTGCAACAGCTTGCTAGTCACCTTCAGCGAGTTCGCAGCAATCAAGGGCTGCGCGAAGGGAACCGTAACGGCGGCGAGCAAGTCACGCATTGCAGCGGCGGTGGTCGAGAAGGACGGCAAGCGGTGGCTGGACCGGGACCAGGCGCTGGAGCTGTGGAACCGGAACACGAAGGCGACGCACAACGCGAAGGTGAGCCACGCCGACCCGATCGAGGCGCGCACGCCGGTGGAGCTGAAGCGCGCGATCGAGGCCCTGCCCGATGATGCGATCCCGGAGCTGAATGAAAGCCGGGCACGGCGCGAGCATTACCAGGCCGAGCTGTCAAAGCTGCAGGTGGCGCAGCAGCGTCGCGAGCTGGTGCCAGCCGAGGAGGTGAAGAAGGACGCCTTTCAGGTGGGCCGGAGCATCCGCGAGGCGCTCTCGAACCTGGCCGATCGGCTGAGCCACCAGCTGGCGGGCGAGACGGACCCGGCGGTGATCCACCAGCTGCTGAGTGATGAGCACCGTGATGCGCTGCTGTCGCTGCAGGAGGTGGCGCAGTGACGGTGTGGCGCGATGCGTTCATGGATGGCCTGCGGCCGGAGCCACCGCTGACGGTGAGCGAGTGGGCGGACAAGCACCGGCGGCTGAGCAGCAAGGCAAGCGCCGAGCCGGGACCGTGGCGCACCAACCGGACGCCGTACCTCAGGGAGCCGATGGACTGCCTGAGCACCACCAGCACGGTGCAGCGGGTGGTGATGATGTTCGCGGCGCAGACGGGCAAGACCGAGAGCGGCAGCAACTGGCTGGGCTACGTGATCGACCACGCGCCGGGGCCGATGCTGCTGGTGCAGCCCACGGTGGAGATGGCGAAGCGGCTGAGCAAGCAGCGGCTCGAGAGCCTGGTGACGGAGACGCCAGTGCTGGCGGCGAAGATCGCACCGAGTCGCAGTCGAGACAGTGGAAACACGATGTTCGCCAAGGAATTTCCGGGCGGAATGATGTTGCTCACCGGAAGTAACAGCGCGGTGGGTCTGCGATCGACGCCGTGCCGGTACATCTTCTGCGATGAGATCGACGCCTTTCCTGCGGACGTGGACGGCGAAGGCGACCCGGTGAGCCTGGCGGAGAAGCGGGCGACGACGTTCGCGCGGCGGAAGATCCTGCTCACCAGCACCCCGACCGTGAAGGACTTCAGCCGGATTGAGGCGGAGTATGAGCGCAGCGATCAGCGGCGCTTCTATGTGCCGTGCCCGAGCTGTGGGGCGATGCAGTGGCTGAAGTGGCCACAGCTGAAATGGGAGAAGAACGACCCGGCGACGGCGGCCTATGAGTGCGAGCACTGCCATGAGCGGTTTGCCGAGATCCACAAGCCGGCGATGCTGCGCAAGGGTGAGTGGCGCGCGACGGCACCAAGCGATGGCAAGACCGCGGGATTCCAGCTGTCGGGGCTCTACAGCCCGCTGGGCTGGCTGAGCTGGGCCGACATGGTGGACGACTTCCTGCGGGCGAAGGCCGATGCGCCGATGCTCAAGTCGTTCGTGAACACGCGGCTGGCCGAGACGTGGGAGGAGGACTTTGCCAGCAAGGTGAGCGCGGATGCGCTGCTGGAGCGGTGCGAGCCGTATGCGGCGGGCCGGCTGCCGGAGGGCGCGCTGGCGGTGACGATCGGCGTGGACGTGCAGGGCGGCGGCGGCAGCGCGGGCGATCGCCTAGCGGTGAGCGTATGGGCGTGGGGCCGCGAGGAGGAGGGCTGGCTGATCGACCACCAGGAGATCTACGGCGACCCATGCCGGCCGGAGGTGTGGAAGCAGCTGGACCTGCTGGTGCTGCACGACTGGGAGCACGTGAATGGCGCCAAGCTGCGGGCGGATGTGGTGGCGATCGACTCGGGCGGCCACGCAACGGCGGAGGTGTACCAGTACGCGCGGGAGCGGCAGGCGGTGGGCGTGATCGCGATCAAGGGCCAGAGCCAGCGCGGCAAGCCGCCGATCGGCAAGGCGAGCAAGGTGGACATCAGCGCGCAGGGGCGGACGCTGAAGCGGGGCGCGCAGGTGTTCCCGGTGGGCGGCGACACGGTGAAGACCACGCTGTTCGGGAGGCTGAAGCACAACGAACGCGGGCCGGGCTACCTGCACTTCCATGCGCAGACCGGGAGCGAGTATTTCGAGCAGCTGACGGCAGAGAAGCAGGCGCTGCGGTACGTGAAGGGCTTCCCGGTGCGCGAATGGGTGAAGAAACCAAGCGCGCGGAATGAGGCGCTGGACTGTCTGGTCTATGCGTATGCCGCGGTACATCGGCTTTACCAGCGGTACGACCGCAGAACGATCTGGGACCAGCTGGAGAAGCGACTCGAGAAACCGGCTGAAGGTGCGACGAAGGCGCGGCTAAAATCGAAGGGAGCCGCCCCGGCGTTCGCAACTCACTGGTAAGGCGCCGTGAACATTCCTGCCCAGATCAGAGCCGGCGACACGATCCGCTGGCGAGACGTTGCGGGCCGAGACAACCTGGGCAATGCGATCGACAGCAGCAGCTGGACGCTGACTTACTACCTGCGGTTCAACAAGACGCATGAAGGCGCGACGGTGGTGGGCACGGCCTACGGCACCGGGTGGGAGTTTCTGATCGCGCAGGGCACCAGCACCGGGTTCGATGCCGGGCAGTGGTACTGGCAGGCCGAGGCCACGAAGAGCGGCGAGCATGTGACGCTCGGGGCCGGTCAGCTCGAGGTGCTGCCAGGGCTGAGCTACACCGGCCAGCCGAGCGCATTCGATGGCCGCAGCCAGGCGCAGAAAGACCTCGAGGCGGTGCAGGCGGCGATCAGGGCGATCATCTCCGGCGGTGCGGTGGCCGAGTACACGATCGGCAACCGGCGGCTGAAGAAAATGGAGATGACCGATCTGCTGATGCTGGAGGGCAAACTGAAGGCTGAGGTGAAGCGCGAACAGGCCGCCTCCCTGGCCGCCAATGGCCTCGGCAATCCTCACAACCTCTACGTGCGCTTCTGATGGGCATCCGATCCTCGATCCTCGGCTGGCTGCAACGCGGCGCCCCCGAGGCCACGCCTGCACCACGGCGGCGGATGTACCAAGGCGCGATGGTGAGCCGGCTTACCAGCGACTGGGTGACGGCCGGCACCAGCGCCGACGCTGAGATCAAGGGCAGCCTGCCGCGGCTGCGGAACCGCTCGCGCCAGCTGGTGCGCGACAACGACTACGCGCGGCAGGCGATCCGCGCGGTGAAAAACAACGTGATCGGCACCGGCATCAAAATGCAGGCGCAGGTGCGGATGGTGCGCGGCGGCGGGCGGCTGGATGCGCAGGTGAATGACGCGATCGAGAGCGCCTGGAAGGTCTGGAGCAAGAAACAGCACTGCCACACCGGCGGCCGGCTGAGCTGGCACGACATGGAGCGCTTGGTGATCGGCGCGATGGCCGAGTCGGGTGAGGTGTTCATCCGCAAGGTGCGCCAGCCGTTCGGCGGCGGCAAGGTGCCGTTTGCGCTCGAGGTGATCGAGTCGGATCTGCTCGATGACACCTACACGGGCAAGAGCACGATCGACGGCAATGAGTGGCGGATGGGGGTCGAATGCGACCGCTGGGGCCGGCCGGTGCAATATGCGTTCCTGAAGAAGCACCCCGGTGATGCGCCATTTCAGGGGCCACCGAGCGGGCGCCACCAGCTGATCCCGGCTTCGGAGATCATCCACCTCTACCTGATGGACCGGCCGGGCCAGACCCGCGGCGTGCCGTGGCTGGCGACCGCGATCCAGCGGCTGCACCACCTGCAGGGCTACGAGGAGGCGGAGGTGATCCGCGCGCGGGCCTCGAGCGCGCTGATGGGCTTCATCACCAGCGATGAAGGCGAGCTGCAGGGCGATGAGGTGTTTGACGGCGAGCGGGTCTCGAACTTTGAGCCCGGCGTGTTCAAGTATCTGGCGCCTGGCGAGAAGGTAACGGTGCCATCGCTGGATGCACCGGATGGGCAGTTTGAGCCGTTCCTGCGGGCGATGCTGCGCGCGATGGCGGCGGGTCTGGGCTGCTCCTACGAGAGCGTGAGCCGCGACTTCAGCCAGACGAACTACAGCAGCAGCCGGCTGAGCCTGCTCGAGGATCGCGACCACTGGCGCGCGCTGCAGCAGTACCTGATCGAGAATTTCCACCAGCCGGTGTTCGAGGCCTGGCTCGAGATGGCGGTGCTCGGCGGCGCGCTGGGCCTGCCGTTCTACGAGACCGACCCCGAGCGCTACCGGGCGATCCGGTGGATGCCACGCGGCTGGGCGTGGGTGGATCCGGCGAAAGAAGTGCAGGCCTACAAGGACGCGGTGCGCTGCGGCTTCAAGACACTGGGTGAGGTGGTGGCCGAGCAGGGCGGCGACCTCGAGGAGCTGATGGTGGCCAGGGCCGCCGAGCTGCAGCTGGCTGATGAACTCGATCTGACGTTCGACACCGACCCGCATGAGGTGAATGCGGCGGGCACGCAGCAGGCCGGCGACGCGGGTGAGGATCAGGCCGAGGAGGTGGCTCCGGCCAGCGACCCGGACGCAGGCGACGATAATGGTGAGGATGACACTGAGGACACCGATGGACCTATCGCGTGATCTCGAAGGGCAGCTCCTGAAGCGCGCCGAGGTAGCTGACTTTCAGGTCGGCGAAGACGAGCGCACCATCGAGTTCCCCTTCAGTTCCGAGTTCCCCGTGGCCCGCTACTTCGGCAACGAAGTGCTGAGCCACGATCGCGAGGCCGCCGATCTGGCACGCCTCAACGATTCCGCGCCGCTGCTGTTCAATCACGACCCCAACAAGGTGGTGGGCGTAGTCGAGCGCGCGTGGATCGATGGCAAGAAAAAGCGCGGCTACGTCAGCGTGCGCTTCAGCCGTAATAGCTTCGCTCAGGAAGTGCTGGCTGATGTCAAAGACGGCGTGCTGCGAAACGTGAGCTTCGGCTACCAGATCGAAGACATGGAGCAGCGCGGCACTGGCGACTTCGTGGCGACTCGCTGGAGTCCCTACGAAGTGAGCGTGGTTAGCATACCTGCAGACCCAACGGTCGGCGTCGGGCGTGCTCTCGACGCTCAACCTGCGGCCCCCGCCGCATCTCCAACCCCCCAACCAGAACCTGAGGTTCCGATGGACAACACCCCTGACATCTCAGCGGTGCGGGCTGAAGCGGCTGCCGAGGCTGCGAAGGCTGAGCGCGCTCGCATTGCCGGCATCTCTGCCCTGACTGAGAAGCACAACATGGCCGACCTCGGCCGCCAGCTGATCGAAGGCGGCCGCAGCCTCGATGAGGCCCGCGCTGCCGTGCTCGACAAGCTGGGCATCAAGCCCGTCGAGACCGTGGCCCCTGTTGAGATGGCCTCTCAGGAGCGCGCTTCCTACAGCATCACCGCCGGCATCCGCGCGATGCTGACCGGCGACTGGTCCAGCCGCGAGGCCGGCCTGGTGCGCGACCTCTCCCGTGAGGTGGAGAAGTCCGGCGTGGCCAAGACCACCGAGCGCTCCTTCTTCGTGCCCTTCTCGGCACTGAGCCAGCGCGCCACCTACGTGACCTCCGGCGCCACCACCGGCGGCAACCTGGTCGCGACCGATCTGCTGGCCGATGACTTCATCGAGTTCCTGCGGAACACCGGCGTGATGCTGCAGCTGGGCGTGCGCACCATGCCTGGCTTGGTCGGCAACGTGGCGATTCCCCGCCGCTCCGGTGTGGCCTCGACCTACTACCTGAGCAGCCAGACCACCGCGATCACCCAGTCGGAGTCCACCTTCGACCAGGTGACCATGGCTCCCAAGAACCTGGCCGCCCTGTCCAAGTACAGCCGCCAGACCCTGCTGCAGGGCACCCCTGGCATCGAGGAGCTGGTGCGCCGTGACCTGACCGATGGCATCAACCTGGCCATCGATCTCGGCATCCTGAACGGCTCCGGTTCCAGCGGCCAGCCCACCGGCATCATGCAGACCTCCGGCATCGGCTCGGTGGCCATGGGCACCAACGGTGGCGCCATCACCCTCGAGAAGGTGGTGGACCTGGAAGCTGCGGTGATGACCGTGAACGGCGCCGTCAACCCCGGCTCCGTGGCCTACCTCACCAACTACAAGGTGATGGCAGCCCTGAAGAAGCTGCGCGCTGGCGGTTCCACCACCGGCGACGGCCCCTTCCTGTTCAACGCTGACGCTGCTCGCATCGGCCGCGGCCCCACCCCCGGCACGATGAACGGCTACCCCCTGGCCGCCTCCAACCAGGTGCCCAGCACCCTCACCAAGGGCTCCAGCTCTGGCGTGTGCTCGGCCCTGCTGATGGGCGACTTCAGCCAGGCCATGGTCGGCTTCTGGGGCAACGGCCTCGAGATCACCGTGGGTGAGGACAGCGACGACTTCAGCAAGGCTCTGACCAGCGTCCGCGGCATCGTCACCTATGACGTGGCCGTGCGCGATCCCAAGAGCTTCGCCGCCATCCTGGACATCACCACCTGATAGGAGACGGGGCGGGCAACCGCCCCCTTTTTTTCTCATGAAGGTTCTGATCGAAAGCGACTGCGCTGCTCGGGGCGAATACCTCGAGGCCGGCAAGGTCTACGAACTGGACAGCGACGTGGCTGCCGAGCTGCTGCGCATGGGCCGCGCTGTTGAAGCGCCGGCCGAGGAGATCAAGCCGAAGGCAACACGCAAGGTGAAGGCCGATGGCGATCAGTGAAGACCTGACGGTGTTCCTGAACGATTTTGGCGTCAGCTGCACGGCTGGCGCCATTTCGGCTTTGGGCATCCTCGACATGCCCAGCCAGGTCATCTCGGGCGACATGGTGCTGACCACCGACTATTCGCTGACGGCGCGCGCTGCTGATTTCGGCGGCCTGAAGTACGGCGACGCGATCACGGTGGCCGGCGTGAACTACCAGGTGCGCGAGGCGCGCAAGCTGGACGATGGCGCTTTCGTTGAAATCGGGCTGACGAAGGTATGACTATCTATGGATCCTCTGCGGCGCTTGACCGCAACGTCCACCACTTCTCACCCTTAACCGCGCTGGGGTCCACCCCGGCCGTGGAGGTGCATGGCTCGCACTTAACTTTCGTCCATAACGTCACTGGCAACGTGACCATCCAGGACCAAGGATCGCTTGACAGCACAACTTGGTTCAGCCTCGACGAAGCCAAGACGCACTCGCAAAACACCGTTGACGCGCACTTCTACCCTGGCCGGGCAGTCCGCTACGTCCGCGCAACGGTCACCAGTATTGGCGGCGGCGTTACGGTCAACGTCAGCGTGATGTGCCACTGATGACAACGAAGCGCGAGACGATCCTGGCTGCGGTGCGCACGGCGCTGACCGGCACCACGGGCGTGAGCACGCGGATCTACCGCACGCGGGTGGAGCCGATCGCACGCGAGGAGAGCCCGGCGATTGTGGTGGAGCCGCTGAACGACACCGCGAGCCAGAACACCAGCCTGCCGACGCTGGACTGGGCGATGACGGTGCGGGTGACGGTGATCGTGCGCGGGGCGGTGCCAGATCAGGTGGCCGACCCGATCGTGGAGAGCCTGCACTCCAGACTGATGGCCGATCTGACGCTGGGCGGCTACGCGATCGACATTCAGCCGATCGGCGTCACCTTCGTGTTCACCGAGGCCGATGGCGCAGCTGGTGAAATCCAGTGCGACTATCGTGTGCTCTATCGGACCTCTGTGGCAAATCTCGC